ATAAGTAAATAAATCTCTGGATTTTTACAAGCTATCTGCATATCTTCAAAATTTATTTTTTGTATTGATTGAGAAGATCCCATAATTTGAATATTTCTTTATATTTAAATTATAGTTTTTGTTTTTGTTTTACTTTTTCATTTTTTTTTCTTTCCCTTTTCTTTCCCTTTTTTCATTTTCTTTTCCTTTTCTTTTCCTTTTCTTTTCCTTTTCTTTTCCTTTTCTTTTCCTTTTCTTTTCCTTTTCCTTTTCTTTTCTTTTCCTTTTCTTTTTCGTTTTCTAATTAAAATTTACGACAATTTCAACCTTTTCCTTTTTAATGCTCTTTGTAGCAGAAATAGACAACTCTTCTCTCTTCTTCCTGGTTTTGCTATTCACACTTTCAACAACATTCTCCTTTCGCTTGCTTGTACTGTTGCGGCTATTCATGTCCTTTTCTATTGTGTCATAATTATCTTCAATATATTGAATTACTTTATTTTCAAGAGTCCATTTAAAAAAGTTTAATTGACCAATTGTAGTTTCAATATGGGTTGTTCCTTTATAAGGAATACTGATTCTGTCCCATCTACAAAACGGGTCAAAACGTTTTTTACTATAAGCTTTTAATTTTAGCTTATAATCAACATACACTTTGAATCTTCTATCATTCCCAGAAGCTTCTTCAATTGTATATAGAGTATAATACTTTTTAGCATAGTTTGTTGCAAACCAATCAACAATCCTTAAGGAAATTTTAGACTCTCCTGTAATTATTTTTAGCATACTATTTAAATTTTCCTCATTTTTATAAAAATCCATAAGATTATTTAACAATAAATCATTCTGCGTTGTATAACCACTAGTTGCCATTGTTTAATTACTTTAATGTCTTTTTAAATACTTATAGCGTAAATTTTATTTAATTTTTATATTTTTCTAATATAATTTATTTTATTTTTTAATATAATTTTATATTTTTTAATATCATTTATAACATTTATAACATTTATAACATTTATATTATTTATAATATTATTAATATATATAATGAATTTTTCTAAACTCTGCACACCTGCAATGGTATATCTAGTTTTAGCAGCAATCAGTCTTGTTATTGCGCTATTCAAAAATTTTGAAATTATGTCACTCGTAGTTAAGGGCATCTTTATTGTTGCATGGACATGGTTCTTGAACTTTTTATGCTCCAAGGGATACAAAGCCATCTCGTGGTTCTTAGTGTTATTACCCTTTTTGCTTATGCTTGGCGTTTTTGTCATGGCGATGGAAGTCGTTAAGAAGGCATCGACATCAATGATGCCTCCTACTCAAGGAGGAAAAAAGCAAGGCATGCAAAACTTCCCCCCCACCCCCCACAGGTTTTAGAAATATTTGAAATATATAGCATAAACTGATAATATCATTATTCAGCGTTTTTCTCTTTTTCCAAAGATGTGCTAACTGGTTTTAAAAAGTTTTCTTGAACCATAACATCTTCCAAGTAATTTCGGTTCATAAATGGGTTCATTCCAATTTGTCCGACCATTTCTCTCTCAGCCATTCTATTATATGTATCTTCTCTCTTATTCATTGGCTTGTCCTGATTAACAAATACCTGTTGTTCTTCTAAACTCCAAACATCGTTTTCAGATAGCAACGCTTGTTGAAATGCAATTTGCGAATTTTGTTTTGATTCATCTTCATAATTTATCTGAGATGCAAATTGTGATACTGGGCGATTAACCCTTCTAGCACTTTTTTCGTATCTCTCACCATGGGTCCATTTCCATTCAATCCAATCATTCCAACGAACTTGTTTAGAATCCATTATAATATTTAATTTATATTATAATGTTTAACTTTTAACAATATTTAATTGTTTTGTAAATAAAAATGCGTCCTTTCCTGTTCTGCGTCGTTTTAAATTGCATTCTAAGCAAGAAATAACGACATTATCTGTATTATGCCCGAGATCATTATTGATTCTATCTAAAGTCCATTGATTCATTTCTCTCACAATGTCATACAGAATGGCTGTTTTATTTTTACAATAATAACAAGCGAGAGAGCATGAATGCAATTTCTTTATTGTGTCGGCAGTAGATATAAACAACGATTCATCGTATCTTTTTTTAAGAATATCCTGATGTTTATAACTGGTAAGTTTGGCGTCTAATTGCCCAACAATAAGTTGATAATTTTGTGTTAATGATAATTCAGAATCCTTCACTAACGTTACGGATTCCAGTCGCTCACCTTCGCTATCGCTCCGGCTCGCTCCAGTTTTCTGATATAATTCTTGAATAATTTCAAGCTGGTTTTCAAGAAAATAAAGTTCAGCTGGTAGTCCCAGCTTTCCTACGACTTTTCTTATTTTTTCAGTTGTTGGTTCTTTTTTTAATTTATTAATCAAATATCTATTACTAGTTCCTGAAATAATTATTTTTTTCTCATCTGACATACTTAATGTTAATATTTTTTATATTTATATTGATCGTTGTATAAATTGATGATAATATCTATATATTGAAAACTGAATTAAACTTAAACCGATATAGTATATTAGATGGCAACTACAGCGACAATGATACCTGTTACGACGGCAACTAAACAAGAAGAGTGTATTGAGCTTAAAAACATTAAATACAAAACAATGCTTTTAAGTGGAAATATTATGCAAGAAACAAAATCTTCTAGCGATCTAAGTAATTTAGATAAATTCTTGGAGAATAATAAAAATTGTAATCAAAATGAGCCGTGGAGCAAGCTTGACAAAACAGTCAAAACTAAAAAATTGCTTCAATATGCAGATGAATACGCTAAGAAAAATAGTTTAACCCTGGACGAAGAAACTAAGTTGCACGCATTTTTAAGAGATAGTTTGGACAGAAAGAAACTGCAGAGAGTGAAGGATGTTGAATATGACAAGACAACTGGTGAAATAAAAGACATTCCTGCATTAGCTTTTAATAAAACAAATAATCATTTTACACTCAAAAATATTGACAAGCGCGTTTCAACGTTAAAATCCTTACCGCCAAAGAAGGGGACAAAGAGGGGGACAGTCAAAAATACAGCAATTACTATTGAAAACTCGGATTTGGATTCGGATAATGATAATTGTTAATAATATAAACAGAAAACAATATAATATAATAAGTATATTATGTTGTTAAGCGCCTTAGAAGATCTAGAAGACATTTTAGATTACATTATTCCAGAAGAAGAAAAAGCCATATTCTCTACAGAAGAAGAAACTGATATTGTAAATACTTCTATTCAATTAATGTCGGATTATATTGATGAAAATCCTGCCGCTATTTCGGAGCCAGAATTTCATGAATCTATGATTGAAAATGTGAAAGAATTATTATTCATGCATTTTGATAATTTTTTTGCAACAAATGGTGATATGGAAGATGAAATTGATGACATTATTGATATTTCCGCAGAATTATTTTACATGCATTTTATTCCAAAACGCTCATATTTGGACACATTTGAAAAGAAGGTTAAACCGGAAGAATTGGAGCGAATAACAAATAGATTGAAAGAACTAGCAGATGTTCCACAATCTACCCAAAGAACCAAAGAATGGTATGAAACAAGACATAGATTAATTACTGCGAGTAATGCATACAAGGCTTTTGAAAACGACAGTGGTAGAAATCAGTTAATTTATGAAAAATGCCAACCGCTAATAATTGAAGATATTCCTGTAAAACCAGAACCCGTAAATACAACAACGGCCATGCATTGGGGACAAAAATACGAGCCGGTATCTGTAATGTATTATGAAAACCGTTTTTCCACCAAGGTCGCGGAATATGGATGTATTCAACATGACACCTACAAGTTTCTAGGCGCGTCCCCCGACGGAATTATTAGTGATCCAACATTGCCAAGATTTGGAAGAATGCTTGAGATTAAAAATATAGTAAATCGTGACATTGATGGAATTCCACAAAAAGGATATTGGATACAAATGCAGTTGCAAATGGAGACTTGCGATTTGAATGAATGTGATTTTTTAGAAACGCGTTTTATTGAATACGATTCTTATGCGAGTTTTAAGGCCGATGGCACGTTCCTTACATCGGTGAAGGGAGAAATGAAAGGGGTAATCATGTATTTTTCGTCAAAAGAAGGCAAGCCTATTTATATATATAAGCCGTTGAATATGGTTGAAGAATATTGCGAATCCACGTGGGAACCGGAGCAGACGGAGAAGCAAGAAAGTTTGGGATTATCTTGGATTAAGAATATTTATTGGCGATTGGATGAGGCTAGTTGCGTGCTAGTGCTGAGAAATAGAAAATGGTTTCAGGATAATATTGGGCATCTTGCAAAAGTATGGGATATTATTTTGACGGAGCGTCAAACTGGATATGAACACAGAGCTCCAGCCAAGCGAGCAAAAAGGGACACGCAAGATGCTGAAATAGATGAAGTGTGTTTGTTGAATATTGATAAATTAACAGGAAAAATAACTCTAACAGCGAGCGGTGGAAAATCAAGTAGGTCAAATTCTATAGCAGATGCTCCGTTCTTTAAGATTCGAACCGAGTCAATTGATGAAACGAAAAATGCGATTCTTTAAGTAGCCTTGAAATATATATTAAACATATTTTTTTTAAATATCTTTTATAAATAATATATATTCCCAAAAGGGCTTAGAGAAGAATGCAATATTCGGGGGGTCAAAAGTGTTCGTGAAAATCAAAAAAGGACAAAAAAAATGTCCTTTTTTCAAAAGCGCCGACCTTTTTGTGAAATCGTGTTTTTCAAAACCCGTTCTGAGCATAATGCTCTAAAATGCAAAAAAAAAGAGGAAAATGTTGTTACGATAAAATTTATACATTTTTTATGGAAAAGGTTTAGGAACTTTTTCGGAAGTCAATATATACTTCAAATGACTTCCGAATGTTGCTTAAAAGATCCACAAAATTTTGTATGCAAATGTTGTGATTATATAACGTGTAAAAAAAGCCAATATGACAGGCATTTATCTACAGCAAAACATCAAAATACTTACAAACGCCTTACAAATACTTACATAGAAGGTTCCGAAAGTTCCGCAAATGCATTTGCGTGTGATTGTGGAATTGTATATAAACATCGCCAGAGCTTATATAACCATAAGAAAAAATGCAGCGCAATTTCAAATTATAAAATGGAACCAGAGACAATTACTCAACCCGTAGACATGTCATACAATATCATACTTGAAATCGTAAAACAAAACCAGGAATTTAAAGAACTGCTCATAGAACAGAATAAAGAAAATAAAAAACTTCAACAACGACTATTAGAAATGGCGAGCAAGATAGGTAATACCAATTGCAATAATAATAATAAAACAAATAATTTTAACTTGCATTTATTTTTAAACGAGCAATGCAAGGACGCTCTAAATATTGAGGAGTTTGTGAATACTATCAAACTGCAATTATCAGATTTAGATATGATTGGCAAGCTAGGATATACAGAAGGCATGAGTAAAATCTTCATTCGGAATCTAAAAGAACTAGATATTTGCAAAAGACCTATTCATTGCAGCGACTTGAAGAGAGAAACTCTATATGTAAAAGACAAGGATGCATGGGAAAAGGAGAATGGGGAAAATATTAAAATAAAAAAAGCAATAAAAGGCATTGAAAATAAAAATATAAAACAGCTTCCACAATGGAGGGCAGAAAATCCATCTGCGGAAGACACCGATACCAAGAAACATTTGGATTATCAACATATATTATGCGAATCCATGGGAGGATCAACATTGGAAGACGATGACAAAAAGCACAATAAAATTATAAGAAATGTTGCAAAGGAAGTAATTATAGAGAAATGACCATTGGGTGTGGTATTACATCACCCCCACCACGGTCATGTATTTTTAATTTCATCTTAGTATGGGTATCCATTAAATAAAGTTTAAATATTTTTCTTTTTTTTTGTGAGCATATAAATGGCTTAACGAGTGGAAAGTATTCACTATAGAAATCAATGAATTCAATAATAGTAATTATTTTGTTGTTTGGGATAGATAACAACTTATTGGTATCATTTTCATTCACGACAAACAAATCTATAATATTAGAATTTATGTGTTTGACGCCGTTTAATTCATTCACTCTTCTTTCAGCGCGATCAATCATGCTCATGCTTGATGTTGCTGTAGTGTGTGGAAATAATTCTGTTTGTATTTTTTCGTGCAAATCTGAAAGCATTTCATGACCATACAGCTGTATATGTTTATTTGGGTTATTAAATCTGTATATTTGGAAGACATATTTACTATTATCTTCAAGATTGTCATCCATAAAGAATATTGAGGACAGAGTTTGAGAAATTGACATTATTGAAACGGACATGTTATTTTTGAGTTACTTAATTTGTAATTTAAACATTTTAATTCAATTTTTTTTTGAATGAAAAAACAACTTAAATATGTTTTACCATGTAATATTATAGAATGTCTTATCAACATGCACTCGCCATTTGGTCACAATATTTGCAACCAGAAGATTATACATATTTGATTCAATTCGTAGAAAATGTCAAAGAACGATTACCGAATAACAAGATGATAGTCTTAGCCGGACCTGGAAGAACAGGCAAATCAACGCTTCAAAACGAAATAAAGGCTTATCTTGGAAACGACTTGTGCGAAAATTGGTCTCTAAGAGCACCGGAAGAAGCACTTTATTCTAAACATATAAAGTTATTGGGATTTTTTAATGGAATTGATGAGATTTATCGTAGCAAAAAATCTAATCAAGCAATTATTAATTTTATTCAGTATAATCAGTCTTTTATTGCCGACACACTTAATCCCGAAAAGTTGCATCATCTTTTATCAGGCTATACAAGAATAATTCATATGACGCACGTGTTTTAAAATGTTGGCAATTCAGGCCCAAGAGGCTGGCCAGGTATCAAATTTGAATCTGTGAGATAGTAACCAACCCGAACAGCATCTGCTGTAACTTCTGGGGCTGGAGGCAACGGCGTTGAAATGTTAGACTGTAATTGATTATCTTTATATAATGCGCCGCACATATCAGCTCTAATACAAACCCCATCATCGGGGTTTCTGCGATATCTTAAATTATTTGTAACTTGTGCAAAAGAGCCTACCTTGAAAATTGGATAATTCCACCAGATATCATTATAATTATTAGTGCTTACTTGCTTTCTGCCAGTAAATGGATAACTTGCAGCTAAAATTGGAAGCTCTTCTGATTTTGGATATCTTCCTGGATTTGCTAAATTATAATTGCTATATCCTTCAAACATACTGTTGTCAAATATGAAAGAAGATAATACAATTACAATGAAAAATGTGAATATAAAAACGATACCTTTGTTGTTTTTAATTTTATTTATTATATTCATTAACACCATTTATATATTTTGTATATTTTATATTTTTTTATTTGTTTTATTTGTTTTATTTGTTTTATTTGTTTTATTTGTTTTATTTGTTTTATTTGTTTTATTTGTTTTATTTGTTTTATTTGTTTTATTTGTTTTATTTATAAAATAATAGAAATACTTTTTATAAATATTTCCATTAAATTGATTTAGAATTTACCCCACATATTATATCAACTTGATGACAGAAAATCAAACAGAGATGCGCGTTATTAAACGTAATGGTTTGATGGAAGATATTTCGTTTGATAAAATTTTGTCCAGAGTAAAAAATCTGGGTCAAGAAGCTAATATTCAAATTAATTATTCATCTTTAGTAATGAAAGTAATAGACCAGTTGTATGATAAGATTCCTACAACAAAAATTGATGAACTTACTGCAGAGCAATGTGCAGCACTATCAACGCAACACCCAGATTATAGTATTTTAGCCGGGCGAATTGTGGTATCAAACCATCAAAAAAATACAACCCCTAAATTTTATCAAGTGATGCGCGATCTATATGATTTTACAGATGTTCATGGAATACATAGTCCATTGATTAGCAAAGAGTTGTTTAATATATCGCAAGAAATGGTGGATCATATTGAACAAATGATAGATTATACAAGAGATTATATGATAGATTATTTTGGTTTCAAGACATTGGAGCGAGCATATTTATTCAAAATATCAGATAGAATTGTTGAAAGACCTCAGCATATGTGGATGCGCGTTGCAATCGGTATTCATGGAAATAATATGTTGGCTGTAAAAGAAACATATGACTTAATGTCTCAAAAATATTTTACTCACGCAACTCCTACGTTATTCAATGCTGGAACGCCTAGACCTCAGCTAAGTAGCTGCTATCTAATTGCCATGGAAGATGACAGTTTAGATGGAATTTACAATACACTCAAGGATTGTGCCAATATTTCCAAATGGGCTGGTGGAATTGGCCTGCATATTCATAACATTCGCGGCAGCAATTCATTGATTCGCGGGACTAATGGAAAATCAACCGGAATTGTCCCGATGTTAAAAGTGTTTAATGATACTGCAAGGTTTATTAATCAGGGAGGTAAGCGTAATGGTTCATTTGCAATTTATTTGGAACCGTGGCATCCAGACATTCAAGATTTTTTGGAAATGAAGAAAAATCATGGAGATGAAGAGATGAAAGCGCGTGATTTGTTCTATGCATTGTGGATTCCAGACTTATTTATGGAGCGTATAAAGGAAAATGGAAAGTGGTCGCTATTTTGTCCAAATGAATGTCCCGGATTAGCAGACGTTTATGGAGACGAGTTCAAAACATTATATGAGAATTATGAAGCATCAACAATAAATAGAAAAACCGTTAATGCGCGTGATTTATGGTTTAAGGTATTGGATGCTCAAATGGAAACCGGCACTCCATATTTATTGTATAAAGACGCAGCCAATAAGAAATCAAACCAGCAAAATCTTGGCACCATTAAGAGCTCAAATTTATGCACGGAAATTATTGAGTATTCCGATGATAAGGAGACGGCTGTTTGCAACCTGGCATCCATTGCTTTACCCGCGTTTGTTGATTCTGTAACAAAGCAGTTCAATTATGATAAGCTGCATGAAGTGACCAAAGTAGTAACAAATAACTTGAATCGTGTTATAGACATTAATTTTTATCCAACACCAAAAACAAGACGAAGCAATTTGCTTCATAGACCCATTGGCATTGGCGTTCAAGGTCTTGCTGATGCATTTATTATAATGGATATTGCATTTCATAGTGATGAAGCAAAGGTTATAAATAAACTTATTTTTGAGACGATTTATCATGCAGCGCTTGAACGTAGTAATGAATTGGCTATAGACAGATATGAAAAATCTACAACACTATCTTTTCCTATATCAAGTAGCACGACACCTGATGAAATTGTTTATCAATCAGATGGTTTGACATACATTGCAAATGAAGTGCATATGTTGAGCTTAGATCATTGTGGTGCATATAGTTCATTTACCGGATCTCCTACAAGCAAAGGTATTTTGCAGTTTGATATGTGGAATGTTACACCTTCCGATCGTTATGATTGGAACACATTGAAAAAATCTATTGTGAATAGAGGTATCCGTAATTCTCTTTTAATTGCTCCTATGCCAACTGCAAGCACATCGCAAATTTTGGGTTATAATGAATGTTTTGAGCCACTTACTAGTAATATTTATAGCAGACGAACCTTAGCGGGGGAATTTGTGGTTGCAAATAATTATTTGATGCGCGAGCTTATAGGATTGGGAATTTGGAATGATAAAATCAAGAATAATATTGTTGCAAACAAGGGAAGCATTCAACAATTGACTATTATACCAGAACATATCCGAAACAAATATAAAATCGTTTGGGAAATGCCAATGAAACATCTTATAGATATGTCGGCGGATAGAGGTGCATTTATTTGCCAGAGTCAGAGTTTGAATTTATGGTTGGAGGACCCAAATTATAATACCCTGACCTCAATGCATTTCTACTCGTGGAAACAAGGATTAAAAACGGGTATATATTATTTGCGAAGAAAGGCGAAACACCAAGCGCAACAATTCACGGTGGAACCAGAATCCTTCACTAACGTTACGGATTCCAGTCACTCACCTTCGCTATCGCTCCGGCTCGCTCCAGAAAAAAAAACATCTGAACAAAAGCCCGAACAAGAAGACCATGATATTTGTGAAATGTGTTCTGCATAATTGGATACCTCGTTTTAATTTTTCAAATACGTAAATAAAAATAAAAAAGAGTTTGGTGCTCTTTTTTATGTTTTTGTTTTTTTATATTTTTTTGTTTTTTATGTTTTTTGGAGCGAGCCGGAGCGATAGCGAAGGTGAGTGACTGGAATCCGTAACGTTAGTGAAGGATTCTGTTTTTTTATGTTTTTGTTTTTTTATGTTTTATTTTAATATGAATCGTAACCACCGTCGTAATTGCTTCCATAAGAACCAAAGCGGTCAATTGAGTAACCGACTTCGTCGTATGGCTCATCTGCTGCTGCAATGCTGTCAGCATACGCATTCACTTCATCCCAGTTAATTTCTGGGTATAAATCGGACTCGTCTGATGTGGGAACCAATAAATTCTCAATGGGATTGCCAGATGAATCAACGACATTGCCAGATTCGTCAATTTCAAACGCATAATTCACAATTTCAGCAGAGTCCATGAAATCGGTGTCACCCACGTCGCATGGATCTACCCCGTTTAGATATGTTGTATAGATGCTTGGATATTTCAAGACACTTGGGTCATCATTTTCTTTTCCAAGACCCATAAGCCCGCGTCCTCGTTCCCCATTATACACATCTGCACAATTTGCACAGTATCCAATAAACACGCCATTCCATGATCCGTAGTCATTACAATTAGAACATTCCTTGGGGCCGGTTCCCTCTGCGTGATTTTCCGCCCACTCTTCGGGGAATGTCCCGCCATACAATTCCTCATTGTAGGAATAATATGCACGCGTCCCATTGCGATTATGATACACAAATTCCATAGGATTAAATTGCGCCATTTTGAATTTTAATTCTGATTTTGGGGTAAGTTTGGTTAAAAGTATTTCAAGAAAAAACAATCAATTTTTTTTTGAAACACTATAAACATATATTTTTACATTAAATTTAATTTAGAGCGAGCCGGAGCGATAGCGAAGGTGAGCGACTGGAATCCTCTACGAAGTGAGAACGTTAGTGAAGGATTCTGATTAAATTACTTTATACAAGAGTATCTATCAGCGATTGAATCACACTATTTTCCTTGCATATATCAATATTAAATCGCATTTCATAAAAACACTGAAAACATACAAGAACATCATTTAAAGAGTTGTGTAAATTTTTTGGTTCATACTGAAATAAATGTTTGCAAAGCTCCAATAAAGTTGGAAATTTGATATATTCCTTTTTATCCACCTTTGTAAATGCTTTTATATTGCACATATTAACACCTTGTTGCATTGTGCAATAATATTCGGCACATGTTATATCAGCGATTGCTGCAAGCCAGCATCCATGGTCTGCACTGGTTTGCATTATTCTGAATAATTCTGCCACTATTATTTTTTGATCAAATTCAATATTATGTGCAACAACCAAGTCTGCCAATCTAACATTTTCCATAAATGTATTAATCACATGATCAAATGGTGTTCCATTTTTTTGCGAAATTTCATTTGTAATTCCGTGAAATTTTATTGATTCTTCTGTAATATTAACGCCGACGGGAACACGAATAATGTGGTCATGTATTGCAATAACTCTTTTCGCGTCGGTGTCGTATAATATGTAACTTAACTGAACAATATTTGGCCAGTCATTAAAATTATCACCATTTGGAGCAGCCCTCATATTCTTTGGTAACCCATTTGTTTCTGTATCAAAAACTAAAACTAACATTGTTGTGCGTGTATATAACTTTGTTTGATGAAGTATAATTTGTAACAAGGTTTCAATTTTTTTATATTGTGTTTAAAAAAATAAATAATAAAGGATTCTAAAATGGCGAAGCATATCCAATAACAGAACACGCAATTCTTTTACCAGCATGTCCAGTTGTCAAACTATCTGGTTTTCCTCCTTGACCACAATCATCTTCGTCTGCATGAATAATTAGGCCCCGTCCAATAATATTGCATTTTGTTCCATGTAATTTAATCATATCGTCATAAAAAGTATAATTAGCACAGCCTTTATTATCAGTCTGCAAATTACCCAAGTCTCCAACGTGTCTCTCTTTCATACCAGGACAACCATGAGTTTTATCGTATGGGTTAAAATGTGCACACATACTATCGCATTGATGGCTCATATCTCCATATTCATGAACGTGAAATCCGTGCAATCCATTTCGTTTGAGCCCCGACAATGAAACATCAATTTTAACACGGTGTTTATTGGGTTCTTCTGTAAATTTGACAGTTCCCTTAATCTTTTTATCTAAAAAAACGGCAATTGCTTGTGAAGTCATAGTATAGTATATTATAGTATATTATAGTATTTATTATATTTTAAACCAAATACAGAAATTATTTATTATGCTTTTTGGATCTATTATGCTTTTTATGCTTTTTGGATTTATTATGCCTTTTAGATTTATTACTGCGTCGTAGGCCATAACCCAAATTAATTTCCCCAAATTTTTCATTTTCTAATTCGGTGATGCGAGTTCTACGAGTCCCGCGAGGTGAATCAGCAATTGCGCGAGATACTCTACATGCGACATCAATAATATTTATAGTATGAAATCCAAGTGAATGTAGAAAACCAACTACATCCCTGAGAGAAACGCTATTGCTATTTTCTTTAAGCATAGCTAAAAAGGGTTTATTGTATTGAGCCCGTGAATTGAGTAAATTATCGCCTAATTTGGGTGTAGAGTTATCATAATTACAAATATCCATTATATGAACACCAAAATGAACTCTAGCTGGGAAAGACGGGTCTGAACTATCATAAAAATGATAAAGTTTATTTATTACTGAAGTGTGAATGCGATGAGTCATATTTTCTGTTACATCTGTTTGCGTTAATAATTCATAAGGTTTAATCTGATCTTTTGGAATTTCACTTAGTTTTTTTTGAGCCATTTGTTTATACCCCCGTATAGAGAAATCTGGAATTAGACTAAAGAAATTACCTGCGGCAGGTTTATCTTCTTTGGCAGTAGGATTAACAAAATTTTCAGATAAAAAATCATATGTAGTTCGCTGTGTTGCAGCACCAGATTCTCCAAAAGAAAAATTTGGTATTTTTCTACATTTATTTGCAAGAGGAAAATCCGCATACAGCTGTTCAATAAATTTTTTTTTCCCTTTAATTGGAATATTTTTCTGATAAGCAGAATATTGGTCTTCAAACATATTATTTATATCTCTCAAAGTTGTTGGACCTCCATAATAAACAGACCCAGTTCTTCCTGCAAAACTTATGATTCTAACATTGGGATCAAAAAAAGGCTCGCTTTCTAAATCTTCGCCATGACTAATTATTGCAACTGTTATTATAGAAGGCGCTTGTCTTTCAGATGCAACCAATTCTGGAGGAATTTGAAGGTCTTCTTTTTGTTCTTCAACAAAATCATCTAATATAGTTGTTATTTTTGTTGGAGTTTTTATTTTTGTTGGGGTTGTTATTTTTGTTGTTTTTCTTTTTGTAGAAGTTTTGCTAGACATTATATTATAATATATGAGGATTTTATAACAAATGATATAAATATATTCATTATAAAAGTAATTTATCCGCGCTATATTTTTTACAAATACCAAATGTTTTCCTATGCCACTGCGTAATACCATGTTCTTTTATTCCATCCAAATGTTTTTTTGCACCATAACCTTTATTATTATTAATGTTATAGTGTTCAGCAAGTTCGGGATGTTCCGCGCACAACTCTTCAATATATGCATCCCTTGCAACCTTTGCTAAAATAGAAGCCGCTGCGATACACGAGTATTTATTATCACCACCTTCAATACAAACATGGTTTAATTGTTCAAACTTTTTTCTTGAACTGTTATAAGGCATATATGCATTAAAATAATTTCCATCAATTAGTAATTGAATTAGATCTGGTTGTCGCGAGGTTTGCTTTATAACTTGAGTAATACAATTGTGCATAGATTTTTGTGTGGCTTGTAGTATATTAATTTCATCAACAGTTTTCTCATCTTCATAAGATACAGCCCATGCAATGGCGTGTTCTTTAATATATTCTGCGGCTTCTTGAATTTTTTGTTTAGAATGGAATTTTTTACTGTCTTTCATCATTGAATGATCAAAACTATCATCTTTAGGTAAAATAACAGCAGCTGTATAAACTCTCCCGAAAAGCGGACCACGCCCAACTTCATCTACTCCAATTTCGCTAATATGTGGGTTTTCTAAATAATATTTAAATAATGGCTCTTGTTTAATACGAGTTTTTTTAATGGGTGCTTCTTCAGTCTCCGTCATTGCTATTATATTTAAAGTGAATATAATTAAGATATAAACAAATCAATTATAATTTAAATTTTTTCACTATATAAATTATACAATGGACATAATGAAAAACGGTGCATTATTGCTTTTTATAATTTTAATATTAGGTCTAATGTTATGTTCCTTTTTAGGAGGAAACTGTAGTAGAGAAGGTTATGCAAATAGTGATGTGGTAAAATTACAATCAGGAGTTACCAGGGATTCTAGCACATCGGGTGGTACTAGAACTAGTAGTGGTAACAGTAGCAGTTATGATAATTATGATCATTACAGCGGAACATCTGCTCCAACAAAATATTACGGACCAAATGGTAGCACTGCGACTGTATCACCAAGTGGTAATGGCACATATATGATTACAGTAACAAATAGCAATGGGCAAACAACTAAATATACATTATCTACTGCGAATGCAACAAGTGGATCAACATCAGGATCAAGTTCAACGACAAGTCCATTTGCAAATAGCATAAGTAGTATGATGACACAATTTGCCAATAAAACATTTAATGGACCAAATGGTGGTTCTGCTAGACTTTTTACGGGAAAAGATGGACAATATGCAATTGAAGAAACGCAATCAAATGGGAATACTATAATATATACAGCATCAAATACATATACATATACATATAATCAGCCAACCAGTTCTAGTTCTGCAGCAAGTCCAAGTTCTTCTTCCACTACAAGTTCTAGCTCTTCTTCTTCAAGCGCATCTCCATTCAGCGATTATTTTTCAAATACTTCAGACGCAAACAATAGCAATAGTCAATATAACAGCTCATTGCCACAAGGAATTCCTGGACGTATGATTCCTCCAGGCCAAGAAGATTTGTATATTTTAAAATCAGAAGTGGTGCCCCCAGTATGCCCAGCATGCCCAACATCATCTGCATGCCCCAGCACAGAAAAACCTCCTCCATGCCCGGCATGTGCTAGATGCCCTGAACCCAGTTTTGAGTGCAAAAAAGTTCCAAATTATAGCGCGGCAAATAGCAGTAGTTATTTACCCATCCCCGTTTTGTCTGATTTTTCATCATTTGGTATGTAAAATACAACGAATCCTTCACTAACGTTCTCACTTCGTAGAGGATTCCAGTCGCTCACCTTCGCTATCGCTCCAAACAAATAATTATTTCAATTTATGATAATAATTATTTAGACAATTAAATGCCGATTTTTATAAAATATATAGCATATATATAAATGGAAAGCGGGCGAATGATGGTGTTGCATTCTCTAATAATCGGTGTTTTGTTATATCTCTTTATGATTTTTATACTTGGTCAAAATAAAATTGTTTCTGAAAACCGAAGCATTTTATTGGCTGCAATGATATTGATATATATGATTTTATTTGGTCACGGCTTACCAACTTCAATAAATAAACAGTTATTTTAATTATATTATTACATTTATTATAATAATATATGCGTTAGCGGAGCGAGCCGAAGCGTTAGTGAAGGATTCCAAATGTCAAATGGTATAAGATATACAGATTTTCTATTGTTTTCTTGTTTTGTTATTTTTTCTAGTGTATTTTACTTTTTTTACCTTATTTTTATTCATTTTTATGGTCTTTCTTTTTGATTTTCTATGTTTCTTAGTTCTCATACCACCCTCATATTCTTTTTTCTCTAAATTTTTCTTTAAAAAAGAGGCTAACAAACCGCCACCTGCACCTACAACTGACCCAATTAAAGCACCTATTTGCATATTATAACTTGAACCAATACCATAAGCTTGAGCAGCATATCCGATGCTTGTTCCAATGGCGGCGCCTGTTGAAGCATTTATTGTGGCCATACCCAAAGCACCAATTCTTGCTTTAACCGTTCCTTTGGGTTCCAATGGTAATTTTAATGAGGCACTTGTTATGCTTGCATCTGCTGGAATTGGTAATGGAGGTTGATTAAATATAGCTTTAAAATCTTGCAAAAACTTGGGAATTTTTAAATATTCATTAACACATTCGGATAATTCATATAATATTGTAATATCTCCATCTTTTGTATCATTTGCAGTTCTTACATAATTTGTAAATAAATTGTCTTTTTGTTCTTGCGTCATGATTAAATAGTGCAACGACCTATCATATATATAATATAATAACTGTTTCAAAAGAATTTTTTCGTATGTAATGTTATAACTGTTTGTTGAAGAATTATACGAAAAATTCATTGATGAACCGTTCGTATTAGCAGCAGTTTTAACTGTTATAGAAAAATTATTAGGGTTTGATTTATCTATAGTTGCAACATAATCACCATTGGCATAAACTATTGTGCTAGCATTATAATTTGAAACGGTGTAACCAGCCGTAACGTTTATAAAAAAATGTTCAATAAATGATTGTATATATGTTCCAGATTCTAAAAAAAAATACATAACGCTTGTCATGCTTTCTATGTAAAGTTTAGTTCTTCTTGAAATAGGAGACGGGGTTCCAACCGCAAGTGTTACGTCTTCATCTAATGATTTTTTTGTCAATAATTTTAGATCATATTTTATAAGTAATCTTTCTTTTGCTTCATATAATTTTTCAATAATTGTTGCTACGTTAAAAAATGGATATGCTTTTTCCGTCGGTAATACTACTTTTTCCGTCGGTAATACTACATCTATTTTTTTATTTGTCGGTGGTTTTTTAGTTGTCATTGGTATTTCTCTTGTTGTATGATAATCTCCCGGCAAAAAATCATTAATTTCATTTACATTAAATATGTTTTTTACATATACAAGATTATCTTGGGATAATGTTTCACTAATTGTTATAGGTATAGGTGCATTATTGACTTTTGTATGGCTTATTATTTCATCTGAGGCATTAATAGAATCTATATAATATCTAGATACAAATAAATTTATATAATTCAAATTGTCAGATTTGTCCATTAAAGATATTTCTGCACTAGGCGCGGTTGGGTCCTCAACTGATGCACCACCACCACCAGCGTAGTTTAATCTTCTGAAAAAATATGAATATGTAAGTTTTAAGTAATGTCTAAAATCTGTGCATAATTTAATTAAAAAAAACGCAAGTGAAATATAGCTAGATATTGCATTGGGAAAATCTACGTTACTAATATTTTTTAATAATTCGTTATAATCAACCGAATTTAAAAAGGTTACCATTTTCTCAATAACGTTAAATATTTCTGTATTATTCTCCACAAATACACTCATACTTGCAATAACAACTTTTTGAGCGGCGGCATTATATGACGAATTATTGATTAGTGAGTTATACCATTTATTAAAAATTTCTAGTCTTTTTGAAATATCATTATAATTATTTGTATAATAATTGTAGATGATTTTAAGATTAATTGCATCTGCTGCACCACCATGCTGCACGGGGCCTGCCCCTAATTGCGGAGTAATTTTCATTGGAGGTGGCATTTCAAATCCAATACCTTTTCCTTTACTTTCATAATATGGAGATTGTTCTTCTCCTGTTTCTCCTGTTTCTCCTGTTTCTCCTGTTTCTCCTGTTTCTTCTATTTTTGGAGCGAGTCGGAGCGATAGCGAAGGTGAGTGACTGGAATCCGTAACGTTAGTGAATGTTTCTCCAGTTTCTCCTGTTTCTCCTGTTTCTCCTGTTTCTCCTGTTTTTCCTTCTTCTACAATTTTACTGGAAATAGGTTCTTCACCAACTTTTTCGGATTCAATTGGAGTTTCTACGACTTCATTATCAAATATTGTTTCAGAATAACAATAAGATATACCATAAATATCCATCATGTATGTTTCATCAATAATATCCAATACGGTTTTGAATGAAGTATTAATATAAGCAGCATAGTGGTTAGTTTTTATTTCTTTACCCAAGTATGTTTGTATTTTTTCAATAAGTGAATCAATTGTTAGTGGAACATTTGAAGTATTTTCCAATAAATATTCCGCCGTGTCTAGTGACATATTTATTAATACGGCAGTATCAGTCAGTTCTAAATTTGCATCTTTTCTGTATTTATTATTTATAAGAATTAATGATTCTAATTTATTATGCAGCGCCATAATTGCATTATCACTTGCAAGTTCTTCACCAGATACACTTTCACCAGATACACTTTCACCAGATACACTTTCACCAGATACACTTTGACTAGTTGCGCTTTCACGTGCAACTTCTTCATTCTCTCGTTTAAGTTTATCTTTTAATCCATAACCAACATTAATATCAGCATCTTCGGAGCTGTCTTGACCACTTCCCGGAGTTTGAATATATTGCGGATCTTGTATAGGGACTCTTCCTCCTGCTAGCCCAAATCTTGCAAGTAATCTTGATGATCTTGTTGTGTTTATAGAAATACCATTATCTATTTGAGCATTGTAGTCATCTTTAATAATTTTTTTAGTTGTGCTTTTGGGTGCTTTTGTATCCCTAAGTAATTTTATACTTGTTGCTAAACTGTTATCTAATTTTGTAAATGGATTAACACTAGCAGCACTCGCACCAGCTCCCACACCAGCAGCATCAGGCATACCTGGATATGCAAATTGTAGTGGTTCATTTTGTTTGTTAAGATATGGCGAAAAATAAAAACTTTTATTTGAAGAACCTGCCGCTAATAACTGGGACGATAAATTAAACATACAAGCAGTAGCTAGTGTATTATCATCATTTGAAGATTGAACGCAATCATAAATTGGATTCTTATTCATAAATATTGCATCTGTTGCTCTTGACTTATCTCCAATAAATTTATTTCTGAGCAAAAATATCTTGCAAAAATTTTCACCGTTATCTCCAAAAATAGTTGCAAATACTGCCCGGTTGTCTTCAAACAATATAATTGCAGCAGCCATAAATTTTTCAATAACATCAACTGTTTGAGAACATATGCATGAAAATAATGAAGTGTAAATATTATTTGCGGTGCCAATAAGGGTTTGTTGTATGTTTGTGGTAGTATAACCCATATTTCTTTTAATTTTATTTAATTTATTAGTAAAGGTTGCATCAACTGTAGCCTTATTAGCAAGTTCAACTGATGGAGCATTATCAATTTTATTAAAAACCCATACTTTTTGGCCGTTTTTTGTAATTGTTGTTAATTTTAATATATCGCCATTTCTTTCTACCTTTGTATTGAAAAGAATGTTTTTTATTAGTGTATCAACCGCAGTTGTAATTGCTTGAATATTAAACCCAATAATATGGGGGGTTTGTGTAAAATCATTCAATGCAATATAACAATAATGCAATTCAACAAATACATTACTTTTTGAATTTAATGAATTACTTGTAATACTGGATAAAAATGTAAATCTAAAAACAGCTCCCAAGTATTGATTTGCATCGTTGAAAATATTCATATAAACATCCAAGTCTGGTGGATGATAATTGGGATAAATTTGCCCGCCTTGACCAGAGCCGTCTATTGCGTTTGACACTATTGTAAATCTATAATTTGATTTTAACGCATCGGAACCACGATAATATTGAATTATAGTGCTTTCTTGAGGTCCTATACTTGTATCTGTTGTAAAGGCAGTTAATTTATCCAACGAAGAATCCAGTATATTAATTTCCGGTATAATTTCAGCTTCTCCGTTAGGAAGGGGTTTTTTCAATCTTAATTGATTTATTAATCTATTTTTTTCATCAAGCAATGAAACAAACCGTGTATCAACTAAATAAGATAAGTTTATGTAAATATTTTTCATTATAATCATCAAACAAAAAGTAACATTGTCATCTGTTGTTATGCAATTATTAAAATAAAATTTTATTCCTCGTTTAATATTTTGAAGCGCAAACCCTGGCATTAAGGTTAAAAAACGGTTATATAATGCTGTATCAATTAGTTTCCTCTGATCATAAGTAATAAGATTATCTGTGTAAATTTTTCTCAATTTTCCCAAATTAGTAACTGTTGAAAAACTTGTGACGGTCCTCAATATAGCAGTTATATTGGCATCTCTATCAACAAAATTTTTAAAATTATCATATATTATCTGCATATCACACTTCAATTCAGGAATGATCATTTTGCATTCATATAATTTGTATCCTCCAAATGTGGGTGCAGCAGGGGGGGCTGGAATTACATCTAATGTTACGGCATACAATGTGTATGGACGTAAAAAATCTGTTAATTTATGCATACCGGTGTCATAACCTTTCATAGATAGTGGTAATAAATGGTATGTATTCTTATTTCCTTTATCATATTCAATTCCATCTGTTGTGCAATTAAATTTATTATTTGCAGTTAGCAATGATTTTACACCCCGTCTGTCATTTATCAAAATATTTATTTGCCCAGAGGTTAAATCGGTTCCTGGAGTATATCCAAGTGCCTCGTGTGTAGAATTATACATAAGAAGTAATGCACAAATTTTGGAACCACCACCAAATGTTGTATTTGCTGTTAATCTACTATAGTCTGATAGAGTTATAGAATTTGCATTAGTTCCAGGATTTGTAAAACTTCCGTTGACATTTCTACCATCTGTATAAAAATCGTGACCTTGATCTGAATTTCTAAAAACATCTGTGTATGGTAATAAATTAGTATTTTCTGTAAATATTTGAGTAAGACCAATTAATCGTTCATCTAAAGTTACATTATTATTTGAGAATGGCAAAATGGTTATTCCTTTAAAGCGATTATCTGCCTGAATATTTGTAGCTGTTTTATTAAAGTGATTAAAATAAATATAATATTGCTGAAGTTGATTACCATACGTTTCTTCATCTTGGTTTGCTTCAGGAGTTTTCTCAACAGGTCCAGATATTGGAGGTAATATACCTTGCTGCCATATTTGTTTGAATGGGTTTGTATTTGCCATTATATTAATTATATATTATACATATAAATAATTAATAATTTCCACGATTATCCCTTTGTTTTAATGCACTTTTTATCCATTTGAAATGTTGCTCCTTTTTCATCTTGTGGAACAATTTTTATAATGCATTTAGATTTTTTTCCATAAAGCGGTTCTGTGCATCCCTTTTCTTTTTCTTTTTCTTTTTTGTTCTTCATTGTCGTATTTAGTTTTTTAAATTTAAATATTTTGGGTTTTTCATCTGTACATCTTGCCCTAAAGTGTTCATATCTTTCTCTCACATCACAAAATGACAAGTTGGATTTCTTGTGGAGCATTTTATTCACAAGCTCATGCAGTTCATAAACATATCTAGAAAATGTTTCTCGGCTCTTCATTTGCTTCATTGTTAAAGGCAATTGTTTAAAATTTGTAACAAGGTTAATTCTGCAATATTTGCATGGTAATACATGTCTTAAACTTAATACAAAATTGCGATAATATATTTTTTGTTCGGTAGTTGGATCTATTGGATAATTAAAGCTCATTGTATGAAGAAAATGCCATACACTCGGACCCCATACATTCGTAAGCATACCATCACCGCTACTATACTCATCTTTGGTGTATATATGTTTTTTCTTTTCACTCCCTCTATTTTTTCTAGTTTTTGAAGAAGATGTTCTATTTTTACGCGTTAAAGTCATTCCTATATTAAAATGATATAAAATTTTTTGCTAGCAAAATTCTTTCATTAATTTATTGATAGCTTGTTTTGAATAAAAATCATATTTAGCAACCTTTAAAGGCGGTTGTTCTGACGTTGTTGTTATTGTTGTTATTGTTGTTTTTGTTGTTTTTGTTGTTTTTGTTGTTATTCTAGTTTCCGTTTTTATTTTCATTAAATTTGTATAATAACTACTGTCATTTTTATATTCAGTCTTCTTTAATTCAATGATAGATCCGTCAGATTTCCTAAAAAGCATACGGTTTCTATATTATATATTTTTGTATCTTTATTTCGTTTAAACAGTAATTTATTCTTATCAAATATATATAATAGATGAATAAAAGTGTAAAGTTAAGTAGTATGCCTTCATTAACATCAAGCGCTGGTGGCGCTGCAGGCTCTGGCATTTTTCAAAGCGCGAGGAATATGGCATCGTCGTTGAGTTGGACTACAATTGGAACAGGATTATTAGTTATTATTTTAGCAGTAATTGCATATTTTGTTTATAAAAGTTATATTGAGCCCATGATGAATCCGACTTACAAGGCAAATAGAGAGCATGTTCCAGTGGGTAGTGCAGCAGACGGTTCTGGAACTGGAAAAGAGGCTGAAATTTTATTATTTTCAACGGATTGGTGCCCACATTGCAAGACAGCAAAACCAGAGTGGGAGCAAGTTAAGGCCGAGTATAACAGAAAACAAATTCATGGATACACCATCATATTTACTGAGGTAAATTGCACAAATGAATCTCCTGATGTTGAAAAGATGATGAATACATATAAAATAGAAGGTTATCCTACTATTAAGCTTGTAAAGGACAACCAAATAATTGATTATGATGCAAAACCTTCAAAGGCTACCTTGACTCAGTTCTTGAATACTGTTGTCTAAATCAACCTTATCAACCTTTAGAAAAGGTTGAGCCAAACCAACCTTTGGAAAAGGTTGAGCCAAATCAACCTTTGGAAAAGGTTGAGCCAAATCGGGGTCTGTTTCTGTTTCTCTCAGTCTCTCTAATAGAAAATTTTTGCCGGCTTCAATTCCACCCTCTATCAAGCTTTGTCTAAGTTCTTTGGAAGACAATGCAGCTTGAATATTAGAAAAATTCATTAATTCGGTATCATATATTAATTCATTGGGTATATTCTCTTCTTCAAATCTCAAGCTAACATTATTCACCAATTTGCTAATAAAATTCATAACATATTCTAATATGGTAGATTCATTTTTTACTATATTATCATCGCTATTTACATATTTATTTCTCAAACCAAAGATTTCATCAATACTATCCGCACGCAAGATACATTGATTTATTGGGTAATTGCACGTGACTCCGCCATCTACATAACATTTATTGTCAATGCATACAGGTGAAATTAACATTGGTATTGCAGATGACATTTGAACTGCGGTTAAAAGCGATAAATCTGGATGAGTTTTATATGATAAATCAATAACTTCAAAATTATTTATTTCAAGAGTAAATAAGTGTATTTCAATGTTTGAATATTCAAAAAATTCTTTTAGTGTAATTTCCATGGAAATGTCTTTTGCATCAAAAAATGGTTTGAAAAATATTTGAGTAATATTCTTATCAAATAATCCTTTTTTGTAATAACATTCAAAAATTTGATTAATATTGATTTGAAATGCCTCGTGCCATGGTCGTTTAATAATATAATCATTAACCGTTTCCCAGTCAAATTTTAGGCATAATAATACAGATAAAATAGATCCAGCGGATGTGGCATAAATTGTTTCTATTTCATGAATGCTCCAAAACCCATTTTGCTCAAGATACTGCAACGCACCCAGCGCTTTTATTCCAGTTGGACCTCCTCCAGGTATAACAAGATGTTTAATGGGCATATTACTTGATATATTATACATCAAGTAATAGGTTTTATATTTTTTTGTTTAATTATTTAATTTTTATTTTCTAGATGTTCTTTTTGATTTTCTTATCTTTGATTTTTTTGCCTTTGATTTTCTATTGCGTCTTGTTTTTCCACCTAATATAGTAGCATAGCGTTCTCTTATTTCAGAAACAGTATGCGTTGGTAGTTAAGCAAATGCCAAACTTTTTAGCGTTGGAACTTGGTTTCTATTTTTTATTGTTTTTGCCATATAATATAAAAATAAATTAATGTTTATATTTGCAATAAAATATTTATCTTTTTTTCTATTAGATGTATAATGGCGAACATCTTTACTCTAGAAAATGTTACAGACTTTTCCGAAAAACTCAATATAGATGAATTATACGAGAGAAAACACCAGCATGATTTAAATCAATTGGCCTTATATAATAAACTATTGAACCGCATTCACGTAAGAATTAAAACAACTGCTAGACAAAAAACAGATGAACACTTTTGCTGGTATGTTGTTCCAGAAATTATGATTGGTGTGCCAAAATATGATCAAGGATCATGTATCGCATATTTATTAGATAAATTGCAGGAGAATGGTTTTAAAGTGCGTTATATTCATCCAAATACACTTATGATTTCATGGCAACATTTTGTGCCATCTTATGTTAGAAGTGAAATCAAAAAGAAAACAGGAATAATTATAGATGAAAATGGTGTTAAAGTCGGAGATAAAATGATTGAAGATGTAGCATCATCTAATGGACAACCCAAGTCGTTGAATGAAATGATGTTTAAAGATAAAAATACAAATCAAACACCCAAGGCACAAAATCAGAAAAAATTTACTCCGATTGCATCGTATAAACCCCAAGGTAATTTAGTATATAATGACGAATTAATAAATACACTGGAAAGTAAATTTAATTAAAATGTTCATATAAATTATAATGGACGTATTTAATTCTCAATTTTACGATTCTTCAATTTCTTCTGATTCAGGTCAAACTGCGCCGGCAAATTCAGCAAATTCAGCAAACCCACCAACAACTAAAAAACCTCAAACATTTATTGATTCGCTCAAAGGTTTTTTAAATACAAAAACTGGAACAATTATTGTATTTGCCGCAGCAATGTCTATTGGAGCAGCTTTTAAAGATTTAGTGTCAAATATTACATTAAATATAATTCAACCATTGATGATAAAATTATTACTTGCAACAAATGTGTCCTTGTATGTAAATATGGGATCGTTATTATCTTCCCAAAATAGTGCCCTGAATATAATAAATACTTTGTCTTCATTATTCAGTTTTATATTTATAATAATAATAGTTTATTACTTGATAAATTTATTTGATTCTTTAAATTAATAATCTTAGGATAATTGTAAAAATCAAATAAAAAATTATACTACACCTGCATATCGGGGCAAGAATAATTCTAAACGAAGAGTGCAGTAAATATAGTTACTAAAAAAATAAAACAACTCTAATTTGAAGGCTGTGGCAAGTAAAATTTAAAACGTCAATGAAGGATGTTGCATAGCCAAGTATAGGTTTAGCAATATGTCAAGTAGTGTTCCAATTCGTTCATTATTTTTTTTAAGTTTTTTAAGTTTTTTAGGTTTATAAGAACAATATCTCGTTTAGAATTGTTTAGGAGTTCTGTATAATATTTGGTTAAAAGTTAAATTGTTTAATTAAATTGTTTAGTTAAAAGTTTAGTTAAAAGTTTAGACAATTAAATAGAATATAAATTTAAGTAAATTGGGCGATTTTAGTTTAAAAATATTTAGCCATATTTTTCAACTGGCAAAATTTTTTTGTCAAGTATATATATAAATGACAAAAACACATCGTCGTAACCACCGCAAGGGCGGGCAAACCGCAATGAAACGTATGGCATCTCGTTCTGCTTCTCGTGCTGCTTCCCGCGCCGCTTCCCGCGCCGCATCTGCTGCCCGTGGCGCATCCGCCGCTGCATCTCGCGCGGCATCCGCCTCTAGATCTGCTTCTGCATCCCGATCTGCCTCCGCTGCTCGCAGTGCCTCTGCCGCTGCCTCCCGCGCGGCCTCCGCTGCCCGTGCCGCATCCGCTGCCGCGTCCCGATCGGCTGCTGCTGCCCGATCTTAAGCATATAACTTTAAACTGACTTTCTTGTAAAGTTGTTTAATTGATATTATTTATTATTTATTATTCTTGTAATAAATAATATTTCAAAAAACTGCCTGTTAGCATAAATGCAATTATTTAGCAATAGATTCTTTTGGTATATACGGACTAATCAATTTTTCATGTTCCTTTTCAAGCTGGTCTATATGTTTTTGTGTTGTAGTAAAAATTTGGCTCTCAACAATAGCTTCGTATATTTTAACCCCTTCTACAAAATCCGTTTCACATTTTAAGTATAATTCAATAATTAGGTTTCTGGCCTGAACAACCACCTCTTGAAGCATGTCTTCATTTAAATCTGGATTTACTCTTATTACATCTTTTTTCGTTACAGGATCTAATACATAAACAAAAATTTTATTGATAATATCCAACAATTCTGCCTGTTTCACATTAACAGATTTAACCATGCTCTTCAAATTTTCTGCATACTTTACAAATAATGCATCTTTGTATGTTCCGGTCAAGGGTTTTTGAACTGATTCGCAAAACTTCTTTTTACTGTAATCTCTCAATTTAATGTCCCCAAATTTTTTGACATCTGTAGGCATTTCTGTGCTATCTGTAAAAGCCAAATAAAAACGTTTCAAATCATCTTGAAATAACTTCTCTGTATCTGCTGACATTCCGAGAAATTTACCCGTTTTATAATCATAATCTCCATCATAATATAAATCAATCAATTCATTTATTCCTGGTTCTTCATCTAGATTATTAGTTTCACCCTGGTTATCCATATTGACTGAACAAATTTCAGGGTGAATTGTTATTTTTTCATCTGATTCTTCTAATTCTGATTCTTCTTCCGATTCCTTTTCTTCTGTTGCCGGTTCCGTTTTTTCAAGTTCTTTTCCTTTTAAGGCATCTATTCTCTCGCTACACAAGTTTATTTTAGAAACAGATATATTTGCATCACTTGGGATTGATGATTTTTGCATCAATGAACGTTTTATTGTGTTACCAAATACGTCCTTATAAGTGTATTCAGGGTTAATAGTTGTGACAATTGCAGAAAATACGTGGGCAATTTTGATATAGAATTTAGCAATTTCATTACAATACATTTTTTTTGTTTCAGAGTCAGGAATATGCAAATTTTCTACGTCAGATTTCTTGAAGAAAATCAATTTTTTGCTAGCATCAACACCAGATTCTACTCTTTGAGCCAAATTTTTTACTTCTAAATCACTAAAATACTTATTAATTACATCAGACGTTAGAACTACCAATTCTTCACAGTATTTTTTTTCGTGTAACTGCCTTAAGCTTTGGAAATCCATAGTTAAAATATAATAAGTTGCAATATAATCTAATGATTCACTAAGAGTAATAACTTCATCTTCTTCATTAGTATTTGAATCGTCGTCAGCCCCTCCTATTTGAAAGTTTGAATATGATGATATACTATTTCCCATATACTAATAATATAAAATATAAAATAAAATTGAATTAAAAATATATTACTAATAAGAAAAGTAGAGACAAATGAGCAAAGACCAAAGTAAAAAAAAAAAAGATAATCAACAACTAAATAAGGCAGAATTATGGAATATATTTGATGATCAAATTACTAATGAGTCTAAGCCATCTACTCCTTTAGAATGTATATATAGGGCTTGTGGCGACAGAGAAAAATGCGAAAGATGTGAATTTAGTTTAGCATTTTCAGATGAAGGATTTTTGACATGCACAAATACAAAATGTGGCATCATTTATAAGGATATGGTTGATCAATCCGCTGAATGGAGATATTATGGAGCAGAAGATAATCACAGTAATGACCCAACAAGATGTGGAATGCCAATAAATCCACTTTTGCAGGAATCTTCTTTTGGTTGCAAGGTGCTTTGCTGCGGTTCTACATCATATGAAATGCGCAAAATACGACGATACACCGAGTGGCAATCAATGCCGTATAAGGAGAAATCACAATACGACGAGTTTCAAAGAATTACTATCATGTCGCAAAATGCGGGCGTGCCAAAAATGATAATTGATGATGCAGTCAGATATCACAAGAAAATATCGGAATATGAGCTTACATTTAGGGGCGACAATCGTGATGGAATTTTAGCGGCATCCATCTACATCTCATGTAGGATAAATAATTATCCAAGAACGGCAAAGGAAATCGCAACCATCTTTCATTTGGATGTGACAAGCGCAACAAAAGGGTGCAAAAATGCACAACTGATTATTAATAATTTGGAGAAGGATATGGAGAACAATGAGAAGACATCATTTTGCAGGACAAAACCAGAAGCGTTTATTGAGCGTTATTGCTCAAAACTGAACATCAATTCAGAACTTACACGAGTGAGCCAATTTATCTCTATGAAAATTGAGAAGCTTGGATTAATGCCTGAGAATACTCCTCATTCTATTGCTGCGGGAGTAGTATATTTTATAGCACAAACATGCAAGCTTAATATTAGTAAAAAGGATGTGAAAAATGTGAGTGAAATTAGTGAGGTAACGATCAACAAATGTTTTAAGAAGATTGAGAAAATTAAAGAAGACTTGGTGCCCGCTGTTATTTTGAAGAAGTATGCTGGGAATAGTTAATAATGTAAAATTTATTATACACGTAAAATTTATTATACAAGTAATATATACTATATGGATTTTGTAACAATTTTTTTTGACGATAAAATAGAAATAAACTTATTAAAATTGCAGGCATTATCATTCAAATATATGGATGAAACTTTGGTGAATAACATATATCTCATTCATAATGATGTTACACGGTATAATTTTAAAGAGCTTATTGAATGTTATCCAGAAAGCATGAGAAAAAAGGTAAATGGTATTAATGTTCTTAAAAAGAAGGATTATAAGACGTCATGTAATGAACAGAAAATTCATAAATTTCTTGCAGCAAATTTAGTAAAATCTGAATATTATTTAGTGTTGGATACAAAAACTCATTTTTTGAAGAATATTGTTCGTGGGGATTTTTTTGATGAGAATGGAAAACCTAGATTATTTACGTGCAGCCCGGGTAATATGATTAAGTATTATTATAGCTGTCTAGATTATTACAACATTAAATGTCCGTTTAATTATGAAGAAAATGCTGGAAACAAGTTAATTTCTGTATCTCCGCATTTGTTATCAAAATGTGATGCATTAGAAATGATTAATTATATTACTAAAAAAGAGGGGACCACATTTCTGGATTTTTTTATTAAGAGTGGTGATCATATTGCTGAGTTTTACTTGTATTCTACTTATCTGATTTTTGCAAACAAGATTGGAAATTATAGATTATCTCCAAAAAATTCTAGAAGTATTGGAGTGGGACCTATTACGGGGTGGAATTCATGTGAATATAATTGCGGTATATTGTTAAAACAGCCAAATATAAAGATTTTTGGCCTGGATAAAAAAGCGATTGAAACTATAATTGCAGATAAAGACACCAATTTTTTGTTAGATTTTTATGCAAATTTTTACAATGAAGAGGTTTGTGCATTTATTAAAAATGAATTATTTGTTTAGTGCATTTTCTTGTTACATGATTACATTATTTTTAAGCCAATTAACAAAATAATTGGCGATAAAACTAACATCCTGTTGAAAATAGGTTTAATTTTTCTCATAGCATGATTTAATTTATTATAATCTCCAAATGTGTAATAAGCGCCGTTTGTCCCGCATTTCGTGTCAGTTATTCTACACATGCCAGCCCAATCATAAGAGATTTTATTTGAAACCAAATCTGCAGTTCCAAATTTTTTGCATTTGGCAAAAGTATGTGGGTCTGAATAAAAAAATAAATTGTCATTATTCCCAGGAATAAAATATTTGCATGTAGTGCATTTAGGCACATGCATATTTTTAATAGTTTCAGTGGCAACTTTATTTAATTTTGCGCTAACCGTTAAACCTGCTAACAATGCCGTGTGTGTTTTTGTCATATGTTAATAATAATATTAATACATTTAAATGCGTTTTAATATTATTTTATTTACACCTTTTCTCATTTAAAACTCCGCTTTTTTTTTGAAAAAAATTGATTGTAATAACATATTATATTTTATATGATATTACAAGATGTTGATTATTGAAAACGATAGTAAAGCAAAGCAATTGGTAACGAGTTTTACTGAATTATGCGATGATCCCTTTACTCAAGGATGGTTAAAAGAAACATATCCGGTATTTTGTGTTGTTAAATATGATGAAACAAAAACAAATCCTATATGTGTCGCTTTATTACATAAAATAGATTTTGACCCATTACATATATTTGATAATCCGGTATTATTAGATTACATTTACACTATGACCGAACACAGAAGAAATAATTATGCTTATAATTTATTGCGAAAAATTATGAAAAAAAACAAGGTTGTTGGGTTTTGTTGTAACGATGAAAGTGCGAAATTATTTGTCAAATGTGGGTTTTCATATCATCCCAATAAACATTGGATGGTAAGATTTCCAGCATTATCAAACACAAAAACTAAAGACTCGTTAAAATCGGCGTTTGAAATGTAAAAAGGTGTAAAATAAAATCTCGGGAGAAATGCGAATACGCGCTCCATTTTTATTTTTAAATAGTTTTGAGAAATTAAATCTAGTCTTATTCTTCCATAATAGGCAAAATTTAAAAATAAATTATATTTGACTATTTTATTATGGAAGCGGTTGTTTGTTGTATTGCAAAATTAGAAGGACCTTATATTTTAGAATGGGTTACATACCATTTAAAATTGGGGTTTTCAAAAATTTATATTTATGACAATAATAATGATAAAACAAGATTGATATCATATTTTAATAATAGAGACCACGTAAGTCAAAAAATATCCGATAAGGTAATTCTTATACATTTTCCAGGGAAAGTAAAACAAATGGAAGCCTATAATAATTTTATAATTCACCATTCTAATAAACACAAATGGGTTGCTATTATAGATTGTGATGAATTTATTGTATTAAAGAATTGGGAACCCATTACAGATTTTTTAATAAAATATTGTCAATTTGGTTCATTATCATTAAATTGGAGAATTTTTGGTGATAGTGGAAAACAAAATTATTCATCGGAACCGGTAACTCAACGATTTACTATGTGTGAATCAAAATTAAACATTCAGGTTAAAACAATATCAGTTTGCAAAGACATTCTTTATATTGATAATCCACATTGCTCAATTCTAAAAAATGGATATCAACATGACATAAATAAAAAAATATTTAATGGTTCGTTAAACTATGACAATGAAACATCAATAAATATAGCGTATATTAATCATTATTTTGGAAAAACATACGAAGAATGGAAAATAAAAAAAAATAGAGGTAGAAGTGATATAGGAACCATTAGATCCGACACAGATTTTCATGCGCATAATCTAAATGAAGTAGAGGATTTATCTGCTCACAACTTTTACACCGATTCAAGTTTAGATTTTTTTACCTCCCCGTAAATACTTTAACTACTGGCGATTGTGGAACGCTATTTATATATGTGTCAAAAGTTCCATTCCACATATTGAGTGTAGGCATATCACCCAAAATTGAATTAGTTAATTTAAGTTCTAAGAAAAATATAACGGCGAATATACGTTCTAATGAACATCTGTCTTCTCTACAGGTAACAACGTTAATTAAGTTGTTTAAATTATATTTATCCATAATAATTTGTAAAAAATTGTGTTTTATATAACTTTGAACTCCAAAACATCCAACCCAACACTTTTTGTGCAGCATTGTTTTTATAACTTCACTGTAATTTAAGGAATTTGCAATTCTTAAACTGTTGTCAAGATGATAATGAGTAAAACTTGAGTTAAAATGCCAGATACTAATAGCTGGTATATTTTTAAATTTTTCAAAATTTATTCTTTTATGAAAAAAAACCCCATCATGAATAATCACGGCTCTTTCAAACCATTTATTTCTAGAATAATAAATATATGGTAATAATTCACCTCGTCCAATATATTCGGATTGTATAATGGTTACATTTTTATAATCATGATATGAGTTTAAAAAATTGGGATTACTATTATCATCTATTATTACTATTAATTTTCTAGGATAATACGTTCGTAATAATTTTACGTTTCTATTCCAATATCTATTGGTTTTTTGCGAATTTACATGTCTTGTTATTATAAATCCAAAATCCGGTATTTTATTAGTATCGTCTTCTACAGCGGTTTGATCGTCATTTACTAAATTGTCCAAACAAATTTTTGTTTCGTCGTCCCCTATATCATTTGGTAAATTGCATTCGTTTTTGTGATTCATATAATATATATAAATATAATATATATGGAAATTTTAGCGGATGCAAAAACCAAATTTAACAACCCACGTTTAAAAAAAATTGTGAATACATATCAAATGATATATAAAGGTGGTTCAAAACCTCCTGGATTTGGGGATTATTTAAAATCCTGTTTTTTTTTATTACATTTATGCAAAGCATTAGATTTAGAGTTTGACATGAACTTTAAAAATCACCCAATCGCTAAATATTTGATTGTTGAAATTCAAGAAACCCCGGATTATTCAAATATTGAATATCCTGAATGGGCTGAACATATGTATATTGAAAATAATGGATTGGATTTATTCATACAAAAATTAAATACTATTTCAACGCCAGACTATTTTTTATTCACAAACGGGTGGCCTATGGTTAAAATTAGACCAAAAGGAATAAATATAATTAGATCAAAATTAATACCAAATGATTTACTTAATCAACATGTAAATAAATTTATGAACTCATTAAATTTGCAGTATAAAAATTTTATTGCAATTCATATAAGATGTAATGATGATGTTTTTAATAATAAAAATGCAAATCCTAAAACATTGCAAAATTTTAGAGATACCGTTATAAATATTTCTGTTACAAACAACTGCAAATGTTTGATTTTAAGTAATAGCAAATATGTTAAATATTATATTAAAAAATTAAATTTAAATAATGTCTGTTTTAAGGTTAGCGATTCAGTGCATTTGGGTAGTGGAGAAATGAATAATTCTGTTACTAATTTTGATAATGGAATATTAGATACAATGAAGGATTTCTTTGTAATGACTAGATCTAAATTAATTGTGTCTTTGTCTGTTTATGATTGGGGTAGTTGTTTTAGTGATATGTGTAGTCAAATATATTCAATACCAATCGTAAAATTAAAAATATAAAAATAATTGTATCAATCACACAATTGTTTAATAGTTTCCATAACCACATTAATATCTTGGTTGATTATTAAATTTGGCATTGTCTGTTCTAATCCTAAATGACGAATTTGGTCGCCACTAGATAACCCAACTACTGATTTTTTATGCATTGCATACGCAAAAGCCAGTGGAGATGACAAGTTGCCAATAAACAATTTACACGAGTTTATTGCTATACACAATTCATATAAATCTGCAGGAGAATAAAAGTTGGCGTTATCTGCTCCAACCATACTCTTAAATAATTCGGTTTCTGCGTCATTCAAATTGATAAATTTAACAGATTTCCCATAATCTTTGCAAATTTTTACAAAATCTATATTATATGCGGGACGATAAGATGTTGTGTTAATTAAAATTGTGTCTTTCCAAATATCGTTGTATGGAACATTAATCCATTTATTTATTCCCCACGGTATGTTGTAAGTATTTAAAAATATTTTATTCCATGTCGTTGATATGTTACCATTTCTCCAAATAGATAAATTTATATCATAAGGTTCATTATTAAATATTTTATACATTTTTATGTAATTTTGTTTGGTAACTAGTTTATACGTATCTTCATGTGTTTTAGTTAATCCATATTTAAAATTTTCTCCACCGATATCATTTGCAATATACAATACACCTTTTCTGCCAGTATTTAAAAATTGCTCGTTTATTATAGATAGTTGATGAATAAAATCTCCTAATAAACCACCACTAATATATATTAGTGGTTTAAATTCGCAAATCGGAATTATATCTTTGTCTGGTATTTCAAAGTTTTCTAGACAAATAGTATTATTGTTTATATTGTCATTACCATATTCTGAATAAAGTATTGTTGGTATTTTACAAATAGTTTTTACTTTGTCATTAAAGTTTGATACAATTGTAACAACGTCATATTCAAGCGCCAAGTATATAATTTCTGAAATTTTATTGTAAAATGTATTTGCATCATTTATGATAATTTTACACTGAGATAGCGAATAACTTTTTTGTTCTTTTATGTCAGAACTAGTAATTAAATTATACCAATTTTTTATTCGGAATCGTTTTTGATTAAATTCAAAAATTTTATTTGATAAGTATGCAAATTTTGGGTCTTCTACCGTGGAACTTTTTATTAGATCTGTCATATCCCAAATTTTTTCATTTACATACATCAGCAAATTATAGTATAAATAATAATTTTTATATTGATTGCACTCTGCCAATGCATTAATTTCTTTTTTAATTTCTATCTGTTTATTTTCATCTGTGATTTTTTTTAGTTTTAACTCTAAAATGCTTAACTTATCTATAGCTTCTCCAACTGAAACCTCAACTTTCATGTATAATATAAGTATTTTTATTATATTTATATTATTTACATTTATTTATGTTTATTTATGTTTTATTTTCATAAATTTATGATTTTTTCAAATTTTAATAAAAAATTTTTTTGAGACCAATCATTTTTCATTTTTAAAACACCTTCTTTATTTTTTTCAATAGCTTCTCTAATACCCATGTTTGGGTAACAATCTAAATATTTGTGTATATGTCTAAATGTGCAATCAGTTGTAATTAATAAGGGCCGACCAGATGAAATTGCTTGATCTGTTACTGCAGCTAAACCTGCTTTATACATATGTTCTCTATAATAGAAGAAACAATTAATAGTTTTTGTAGAACATAATTCTATTAATTCTGTTTTGGATAAATTGTCAGATGTTATCTTTAATCCAATTCCTGGTTTATATAATATATCACTAATTTTTTTTCTAAGATCATTTATTAAATTATTATGTGTCTCTACACCAACATGAGTTCCTTTTGGGATATTAAAGTGTATATTTGCATTGTCATATTCATTTTGAACGGCTTCAACAATTTTATGCCATTCTTTTCCTGGGGTTGCAAATCCAAAACTAAAAATTTTTGGAACATTATTTTCAAATTGTTCATTATTTATAGTTGATAAATCAAAATTTTCAATAGGACGTCCAAACGCATGAATTCTATTTGTTTCACTAATTGTAGAATCTAAAACTATATAATGATTAAAATAATTTGGAGAAGAACCTATAGGGTTATCTCCAAATGTAACCTCTGTAACTATGCAGAAGGTTGGTTTATTAAAATTTTTAATTATCTCACAATTCATCCAATTATTTACAGTAAAATGTTGATTAAATATTGCAAAATCATATGAATTGTCCATTGTAGTTTCTTCAGAATAATCAAGACTGTATTTTGTGCTATTTTTTAATGCATCATAACACATTTTTCCTGATTCCCAAATACTACACAAACTGTGTTTTGAATTATAAAATATACCTTTTTGGCGTTTGTTCGTATTTTTCAATATATATTCAAATTTATTTCTTACGTTGGAATTACTATATTCTTCTACATATTTATTGCAACAAATTACAGATTTTTTTATACAATCATTAATAGATGTTTTATAAAGACAAATTTCATCAGAATAAATATTTCTGAACATATAACTATCTGATATTCCTAATGGTTTTTTAACAGATAGAGAATAATCTATTACGCTGGAAATTCCTCTTCCATGCATATCATCATACAAAAAAACATTCATAGTATTTGAATTTAAAAAATAAAGTAAATCTTCGTTTGAAACAAATTCATGTGTTATCATAAGTTTAATCGTAGATTTTCTAGAAACATTTTCACATAAATTTTTCATAACATAATTTGTAGTTTCACTATTTCCATCAAAATGTGCTCCCGGAATGATGAATTTTATAATTGCTGCATCAAATTGTTCATCAATTACGCGAATAATTTTATCAAAGCCTTTGCTTAAAAATCCAAAACCAAATGAACCAAAAATAGGGATTCCTTCTTCTGAATATTCTATAAATTCTTTTATGGACGCCGAAGAAGGTTTATAATTTTCTAATAATTCATCCACATTTTCATATATTGGACGTGGTATAGTAAATATACTAACAGTTTCTTGAACAGTTGGATCAATATTGCAAATAATATCAAATAACTGTTCGGATGATTCATGCGGAATGCCTATATTTTTTACTTTTCTTTGAATGGTTGATTTATTTAACCAAGGCATTGTGCTGACATGATAATTATATATAATAGAATGAATGCCTGGTGCATTATTTAATATAGCTCGTCTATAATCATTCGCGTCATCAATTTCTATATAAATATAATTAATTCCATTTGTTTTTTTAAGAATGTCGCACAATCTTTTTCCATATTGATAAACACCACACTGTTGTTTTGTATTATTTAAAAATAAAACATTCATTGTACATTAACAAAATAATATATATTTAAATTAAACTCTTTGTGTTATAATATATTTATTTTGATGTCCATAAATCCATATATGACCCCAATATATTAGTTTCCACTCTTTTATAATTTAGTTCATTAAAAATTTTTTGATGAGGGTTTGGGTCTGGACATACATTTGGATACCCATAAAATAAATTTTCTATAAAAATTATAGGTTTATTTCGCAATATTGTCTGTTTTGCTCCTTCCAATACTTCATTTTCGTGATTTTCTACGTCTATTTTTATCATGCTTATGTTGTTTAAATTTAAAGAATCTAATGTAATGACATTTATTGAGGGATTTACCATAAAACTTGCACCATTGCTATAGCTGTGTAGTGAAAATCCTCCAAAATTCCCAGCTTGTGAATTGTATAATGGCATAGTTCCTTCTTTATCACTCAATGCTATTTCATAAATTTTACTTTTATGTGTAAAATTAAGCAAATTTTGTTTTAACACAGATACATTTCTTGGAAATGGTTCAAAAGAATACACCATTTCACAAGTCAGAAATTTTGCAAAAAATAATGAATGATTCCCAATATTTGCACCAATATCTAATATACCCGTATGATTATTATAATTTTTTGCAATATAATTCAAGAAATTAATTTCAAAAAAATCGCTTGAATTTATAATTGTGTCGCTTACCGCTTCATTTTCATTGTGAATAAAAATTTGTGTATTTGTTTGACCATAGTTTGAATTAACAACTCTAAACATTATGTTTATATGCGTTATATTTATTTAAAACAAAATACGCAATTATATGTATATGAATAGTTATAGTCAAGCAGCACAGGATTTATTTGTTGAAGCAGCAACAAATGGAAAAAAAGATGGTTTTTTTTTAGAAATAGGTTCAAATCATCCTCAATTGCATAATAATACTTTTCTTTTAGAAAAAAAATATAACTGGCGAGGATTAATGGTTGAATATGACAAATCGTTTGCACCTTTATATGAGGGACAGAGACCAAATTCAATTTATATATTAGACGATGCCCGAAAAATAAACTATAGAAAATTTTTAGATAATCACAACTTTCCGGAAAATATAGACTACTTGCAAATAGATTTAGATGTTAATAATAAATCTACATTGGACACATTTTTATTATTAAATAATACTGTTTTTGATAAATATAAATTTGCAACAGTAACGTTTGAACATGACATTTACAGTGGAAATTATTTTGATACACAAGCAATATCAAGAAAAATATTAGCTGAAAGAGGTTATGTTTTAGTATTTCCAAACGTCTCTGTGTTTTGGGAAGGTTCTTACAAGCCATTTGAAGATTGGTATGTTCATCCCGAGTTGGTTGATATGAATTATATTAACAAACTAATATCAACTGATAGTTTAACATTTGAACAAATAAAAACCATGTTATAAAGATTTTTTATTGATGTAAAATTGATTATACGACACTTGTTTATGTAAAATGTATCCATTTGCATTTAAATACTCTTCTATTTTTTTGTCATTTGTTATATTTTCTAATAAAATTAATTTTGGTCTATGTGTATTAAAATTAATTCCGTGCAGGCATTTTAACTCACCGCCTTCAATGTCAATTTTTAAAATATCTATTGTTTTTACATTACTTAATTCTGTTTGTAATAATGAGTTTAGTGTTCGTTGATTAACATTTATTTTTGTGATAATTTTATTATTACACTTAAATATATTTGAAATTTCATCGCTTAATTCAATTGCTGAAAATCCAGCGGTCCATCCATTTGATTCAACAACATTAAATTCTATATTATCTTCATCTTTATCGTAAATTGCATAATTAAATACATTTTTTCTATATTGTTGTAACAATAGAATAGAATTTGAATTTGCTTCAAAACAGTAAACATCCCAGTTATTTTTTTCAAAATGATAACTATTAGATATTCTTATAGGTTCAAAAGCTCCAACATCTATAAAAACGCCTTTGTAACTATAATCTGGAAAATACTCGCGCAAAATAGCATCAACGTGTTTATTTTCAAGAAATTCTCCGTGAAATTGTTGGTAATGTTCCATATATTTATTATTGTATAATAAATAATACAAGATTAAACCAATTCGCCTAAAATTTTTTCAATAGATTTTAATGGCATCCATCCAAGTTCTCTCAATTTTGTAGATTCACCTCTAATATTTGTTGGAGTTGAATCAAATCCTAGCTGTATATCTTGAATTATAACAACATCTAACCCCGTCGTTTTTTCACATAAAGTGTTACATTTGTGCTCCAATTCTATTCCATACATTGAGTATAATTTAATAACCAAATCATATATTTTATGACTTTCTGAATTACAAATTAAATACGTATCTCCCTTCTCTTGAGAAACAATGGTATGAATTGCATTAGCAACATCGGATGCATGCAAAATATTTCTATAAGAATCCAAGTTTCCTACTTGCAACGCAGTTTTTATTCCTGCGTTCCACTCTTTAATGTGTGCGGAAACTTTGTTTAACAAAAACACAGGTTTCTTTAAAGGTGATTCTGTGGTAAATATAACACCATTTGAAAATGGCAATCCATGTGTATTTCTATAAAATTCAACCATAGAATGACCCATTTGTTTTGCTATAGAATATGGATGCAAGTGAAACATATTATGATCGTCTTCTTTCACGTCATAATCAATGTGCCCTTTATAGATTTCACTGCTTGATGCATTAAACAATTTTGTGTTCCATCCTTTTTTATGTATAATATCACACAATGTTGCTGTCAATAATCCATTACTATGTAATGTTTCTATAGGATTTTTAAATGCATAATGCGAACTTGATATAGATGCGAGATGAACAATAACATCGGGTTTAATAATAGATAGAGTATGTTCTAGAACTTTAGAATTGTTCATATCAAAATAAAATTTGGTAACATTCTCCTCATAATTAGGTTCAGAATGTCCAATACCATATAAATTAAAATCAGTAAATTGCTCTTTAACATAATGCGCAATCATACCATCGCATCCAGTAATTAACAATTTGGGTTTTGACCCAACAATTTCAAAATAAGGAAATGGGAAAATAAATTGCCCACCTGCATCTAAAAATGCCTTTTCACGAACAAGGATTTCATCTCTAAAATGCCACGGTAAAACTAATAAATAATCGGGCGGATTTTCTCTCATCAATTCCTCCCCAATAATCTCAATTCCAGTGTTTGTCATTTTACCGATTTTTTTTGGATTTCTTTCCACTGCATATTTTGCGTCGGTTTCGCCTATATTAGCATATTGTAACAGACAATTTCCTTTTGTTGACGCTCCATAAATATACATTTTTTTCCCATTTTTATTAACAGTATTCACAAAATCTCTCAATCTTTTTACTTCAATATCACAACCAGTCATGAATTTTTCAAATACATTATCGTTTAACATTCCATATTCAATCTCATCATTTAAAATTTTATTAACTAGTTCAACGTTTTCATTATATAAAGTGGAACTATTCTTTGCAAAATAAACTCTAAAACTTCCGCCGTTACAGTCATTAAATTTTACGTCAATAATTTTTAAATTCGCTCTATCCGCAATTTCTTTAATTTGGTGTAATGAATAATATTCCAAATGTTCGTGACAAATTGTGTCAATGCTATTCGTTTTTAACATTGACAATATATAACTTTGTTCGCACGTCCATATGCCATCATCTTCTAAAACCGAACATATATCTTTTGCAAATTGAACCGGGTCGGGTAAATCATAAAACATTGAAATGGATGAAACCATTTTACATTTAGTGTCACCATAAATATTTGTAAAATTTTCAAATGTAAAATAAGTAGGGATTAACTCTACCTCCCCATAAAATTCTTTAAATTGATTTCCTGTTGGGTCTACGCCGATTCTTTTAAGATTGCTTGAATAATATTGCAACATAGTTGAATCATTACTACCAATGTCTACAATTGTATCGCCTTCTTGCAAATTTACGATAGATAATATTTCTAATTGATATTGTTTTAAGTGTTCTCTCATGGTGTTGCTAATTCCGGAACGATATCCATATTCATATTCATACAATTCTGATGAAAATGTTGTTTGTAATAACTGCAATAATCTACAGTTTTTGCATACACATAAATCTATTGGTGTTTTTGGTGTGGTAAAATCACCATAAATTGGAAAACGAGATGTTATGTATTGTTCTCCTAAAGATATTACAATTTTTAAGTCTTTTGATCCACAAATCCTACAATTAACAATGTTTGAAACACACGCCATTTATATTTATTATTTAATATTTAATATTTAATATTTAATTGCATTTAATACTAAAAATTAAAATACTTTTATTATTAAATAATGTCTGTTGCCGAATACCCAAAACGAGTTTTTATTGTCCCATATAGAGATCGTATTCAACAAAAATTTTTCTTCTCCAAACAAATGGATTTTATCCTTGAAGGATGTGACGGATATGAAATCCTTTTTGTGCATCAATGTGATTCTAGGAATTTTAATAGAGGAGCAATGAAAAATATTGGCTTTTTAGCAATCAAGGAAAAATATCCTGATTCTTACAAAGACATCTCCTTCATTTTCAATGACGTTGATACATTACCCTTTCACAAAATTTTTGAGTATGATACAACACCAGGAGTTGTGAAGCATTATTATGGTTTTGAAACCGCTTTAGGCGGAATTGTGGTTATGAAAGGTGCCGATTTTGAGCTCATTAATGGTTATCCAAATTATTGGGGTTGGGGCATGGAAGACGCTTGCCTGCAAAAAAGGTGCCTCTTACATAATCTGCAAATTGACCGCAGTATGTTTTTCCCTATTGGCAGCCCAGAAATTCTCCAATTATTTGACGGTGTCTCCCGCATTGTCTCAAGAAAAGACCCACAACGCATGAAAATGGACAATGGACAAGACGGACTAAGAACCATTCACAAACTATTGTTTAGCATTGATAAGGATTCATTGAACCCAGATGATAATTTATATGTTGTAGAAAATGAGAGAATATTTGTCGTCAATGTAACTGGTTTTATGACAATGGTTCGCTTTGAAGCAGACTCATACCATGAATATGACTTGAGAGAACCTGTTAATAAAGTTGTATTTCCTGATAGGGAAATGACAAACAGGACTGCAATCCCTACTGATGAATGGAAGAATATTCCTTATTATCCAATGAATGAAGAGAGAAATAAACCACAGCAACAACAACAACAGCAACAGCAACAACAACAACAACAGCAACAACAGCAACAACAGCAACAACAGCAACAGCAACAACAGCAACAACAGCAACAGCAACAACAGCAACAACAACAGCAACTAACACCACAACAGCAACAATTGCAAAAACAATTACAGTTCCAACAAATGGTGCAGCTGCAAAGGATTCAACAAAAGCGCAATCCACAAAATGTAAATGTATTTGCACCAGATTATGCGCGCCTGGCAGGAGTTAAGCCTCGCGCAACTGCAAGCGCAAATATTGGTTTAGGTGGCGTTCGCCGATAATCGGATAAACATTGGATTACTTTTTCTCTCTTGAACTTATGAATAGAAGTCAAATTAGAAAGGACCTCAAGGATATCTCACCTGATATTGTTCTTAAAGAGTGGTCTCAAATTAAAGCAACCTCACCAAAAGAGATTCAAAACTTAAACGGAAGAAGTCGTCTTGGTTGCAATCTTATTGACTATTATTTTTTTGAACAACGTTTAGAAACAATCAGAAATAAAGGCATAAATTTTTACGAGTTTGTTGATAAAATTGAATTTTATAAAACCAAAAAATACATTCAAACATTGCTCACATACTGTGAGAAAAATAATCGGTACAAGGATAGCCTTATTAAGAAATATTATTATTGTTATGGTCTTTGTTTTGGCCGCATTAATGCATTCAAAATAACAAATGCACTTCAAATTTACAATACTTATAAACCCGTCGTTGCGGTTTTGGATCCATTTTGTGGATTTGGGGGTCGCTTAGTCGGCGCCATGTTGCAAAATATAAATTATATTGGCATTGATTTGAATAAAGATTTAGAACCAGGATACACAAAACTTCTCTCCGACTTTTCCAAGGAAACCAAATCAAATGTTGAGCTTTTATTCCAAGATTCAAATACAGTTGATTATAGCAAATACAAATATAAATATGACATGGTTTTCACATCGCCTCCTTATGAGAATATAGAAATATACAAACACATGGAAAAAAAATCAATAGAAGAATGGGCAATATTCTACAAAGAAATATTTCAAAAATTGTGGGATAATTTGCAACCCGAAGGAACATATATTATCAATATTAATGAAAATATATATATGAAGATTCTAGAGCCTTTATTTGGTAAAGCACAGGAATCACAATTACTTAAAAAATCAAGCAAGAACGAGTATAAAGAATATATTTATATTTGGAAAAAGTAAATTAAACACATTTTATATAATAATATTATTATGACAACAACAAATAATAATAATAATAATAATAATAATGATGATACATTTCTAACATGCATATCGGATATTAAACATGTATTCTATATTAATTTAGAACATCGCACTGATAGGAAAGAACACGTAGAAAAACAACTGGCATTAATTGGAATTAAAAATCCAACACGGTTCAACGCAATAAAATTAGAAAATGGAGCAATCGGGTGCAGTATGAGTCATCTAAAATGTCTTCAAATTGCCAAAGAAAACAACTGGCCACATGTATTAATGTGTGAAGATGATATTCAATTTTTGCAACCAGATTTATTTGTAAAGCATATGAATAATTTTTTGGAAAATCATGAGGACAATAGCACGTGGGATGTAGTTTTACTTGCTGGAAATAATATGCCACCATATGCTCTTGAAGATGATTATTCGGTTCGCGTTTTTCAATGTCAAACCACTACAGGATACTTGGTAAAACAGCATTATTATGACAAGTTGATTAACAATGTGAAAGAAGGACTGCAAAAACTGTTACAAGAACCACACAACCATCGGATATATGCAATTGACAAACACTGGTTTCAACTTCAACAACAAGACTATTGGTTTCTAATTACTCCTCTAACGGTTGTTCAAAGAGAAGATTACAGCGATATTGAAAAACGCAGAACAAATTATAAAAAACCAATGACCGATTTAGATAAGAAAAGTTATTTTAGACAAGGCCCGTAAATTACGAATCCTTCACTAATGTTCTCACTTCGTAGAGGATTCCAGTCGCTGACCTTCACTATCGCTCCAAAATGCTTGCCCTTCTATAAAGAAAAAAAAAGAATATAAACATTATTTATATTCTTTTACAAATGACCTTTCCGCAAATTATATGCCTGACAATTTTTAATAATGAACAATGTTATAATGACATGAAACAATGCAATGAAGAATATCTTGACTTTTTAGATAAAAATACCACGATAATGGCAAATCTAAAAGTGTTCTATATAATGTATAAAAAACTAGACATTGCTGATTATTTAATGGATGGTAATATGTTATATATAAATGGCGATGAAACTTATATGCCAGGAATATTAAACAAAACTATATCAGCAATGGAAATTATTACAACAAAATTAAATATTGAATATGATTTTATTATAAGAACCAATGCATCAACGGTAATCAATTACATAGAATTATTTAAATATCTAAACACATGCAACTTTAATTTGGATAAGCAACATTATTATATTGGACCTTATTATAATTTGTCGTGGTATGATTATAAAAACGGAATAATTGATAATACACATCACGGAACCAGATTTTGTAGTGGAACTTGTATGTTGATCAATAAATCATTAATTATAAATATAATAAACAACAAAGAAAAATTATTATTGAATTTAATTGATGATGTAAGCATTGGTCAATATATAAATACTGTTGAAAATGTTCAAGAAATAGACATAAAAGAACTAACATTATTTAATTATGATGATTTTCTAAGAGAAATTCCATACATTTTATATTTAAATAATAGGAATAAAAATAACAGAATAATTGATGTTGTTCATTTTAGACACCAAATAATGATTATAAAAGCATCACTTCATAACCAAGCAAAATTATAGAAAAATATTACAAAATATTAAAGAGTGAAAACCAATTATTGTTTTGAATTAAGTGAAATATATGGGGATTATCAAAGTATATCTGCAATACCACTGACTGGTCATCATCAGAAATAAAATTTTTGTGTAATTCTTTTATTTTGTTGTCATATAAATTTTCAAATTGTTTAACAAGTGATGAATGAATAATGTATCCACTGCCAGTCAAATATATATTGTCAGTTTTTAATATATCATTTGGATCAATATAATGCGATGGAACTAAAATATTATGATATATAATTTTGTGTGGAAGTTTTGATATGTTAATATTTCTTGGTATTGATATTTCTTCTCTCACAAAACCAAAATCAATCCAAGAATAGAATGAATAATTTGGATAACAAACTTTTGCATTGCTAATAAAATTTATTTTGCTATGATTCAATAAATTATACTTAGAATAAATGTGCTCTGGGTTATTTTTTCTTTCATTCGGAATCTTATTTTTATAAATATTGCTGGCCATTACAATCTTATCATTTTCCAAATATTTATCCGTAAATGTAAATACGTCATTTATATTGCAAAAAATAACATTGGAACCAAATGAAGAACGCGACAATAATTCTTTTCTAACATAATCTTCAACATACACTAGAATGTTATATTCTATACCCTTTGCCAAGTTTATAAAATATTCATAATATTCTTCGTTTGTCCTAGTGCAATGAACCCAAGATTTTCTATTAATATCTTTAAAAGCGGTTACAAATAATATATCATTATTCATGTTATTTATTATCTATATTTTTATATTTATATTTATGCAAATACTTATTTTATAGAAACATTTATTGTAAAGTGCTTAGAATAATATTACAATATTTATATATAATAGATATAATACTAATTATGTCATTATTATCCAAATTGTTACATTATGTATTGCTAACAACGCAAAAATATAAAATAGATGAATCTCACGGATTGGGTCATAGTATGAATGTTTTGCAATATGCCAACAAGATATATCAACAAGAAGTATTAAATACTCCATATTTGAAACAACATGAAAAACTGATTTATGTTACTGCAATTTTGCATGATATGTGCGATAAAAAATATGTGGATGAAAAAAATGGTATCAAAGAAATAGAACAATTTTTGCAAGATGAAAATAAACTTACGGCGGCTGAAATAGATATATCCAAAACAATAATGGCAACCATGTCTTATTCAAAAGTAAAGGTAAATGGGTTTCCAAATCTTGGAGTCTATCAAAAAGCGTATCATATTGTCAGAGAAGCAGACTTATTAACTGCATATGATTTTGACAGATGCATGATATATCAGATGAATAAAAATGGCGGCGATATTTTAGATGCATATCAAAATGCCAAAAATTTATTTGAAGTGCGTGTTTTACAACATAATGATGATAGACTATTATTGCTTGATTACTCAAAAATTGAATCGGCCCATTTACATAAAATGTCATTACAAAGAATGGCTTCTTGGAATAAACTTTTGAAGAAACCTATTAACTAATTATAAAAATGCTATTATAATAATAATAAAATAATAAAATAATAAAATAATAAAATAATAAAATAATAAAATATTATCATTATATATAAATGCCTAGCAGAAAGACCCGTTTAGCACGTCGTAAATCTATGCGTCACCGCAAAAAACGCATTCATACACGCAAACAAATGAAACACCGAATGAAAGGAGGCTGAGGGTCACCCAAAATGCCGGATGCTCCTCCTCCACCAATCCTAGCACCCCAATAAATAATAGAACCACAAATAATTTATGTATCTGTTTTACTTCTGGAATGACGTTTTTAGTAAATTACTGAAAAAAGAAGAAAAAACTTATACGATAACCGTATTTAATTCCGTATCTTTGAAATACTTATCACTTTGCACATTAATCATAACTTTCTTCAAAATTGGATTCAAATTAAGACCAATTGCATAGTCTTCCAAATACTCCTTCTCAACATTTTCTCTCTTTGAAACTAGATTGGTTACTGCTTCAGAAGAGAGAAAATAGAAACGACCGCTGCAATATTCGGTTTTCTGTATTATCATATCTTGAGGCAACTCGGGGTGAATTGTAAAATATTGTGACAAATAGGGGATTTGAACATCCAACACTTGGCCACCATAATGCGCTTTCATTTTTTTCGCCTTTTCCTTGATCAGACCCGTAACAATATCAAAAAAATTAACATTATCCAAAATCTGGTCATCATCTGTCTTAAAAATATATTTAAATTTAAAAGTTTCTCTCACTGCATAAAATGCAGCAATAACCTTTTTAGGAAGCGAGTTATAATCATCCAATGTTCTTACCCACAGAATTCTCTCTGCATCATCAAATTCAAATGGGACATGCAATGAAGGGTTTCCAATAACGTGATAATATGGCATATATTCTGGCAAATTTTGCAACCAACCTTCTTTTTGTTCAAGAGCCTTTTCTCTGTATTTCATACAATTCATAATTAACAAAACATATTCTTGTTCTCTTTTTTCAATAGCAGCCATTTTATATTATAGTTTGTATAATATAAATTACTTTTAACTTATTTCTCAATCAGAACTTATTTTATTCCATTTTTCTGGGAATAAGTCGCATGTATTATTAACATCTATTAATTTTGGTCCAAACCAAATATCTGGATAACAAACAATTTTGTCTTCATGCGTATTAAAATAAGCAGACCACCAACTATAGGTGCTATTTGCAATAATATTGTGACGGCAAATACTCATCATAAGCATTTGTTCCCAATCAGCTGCATCGTCATATCCTTTTATAAATCTACAATCTGGATAACATATCTGCAATAATTCTATTATTTCTTGGACATCTTCATTGTCTTCTTTCTCGCAAAAAAACAATACTTTAAGTTTTGGATTGTTTGTTTTGTCTATAATATGTTTAATGCTATTTTTATAATATTTAAAATTTAGTATTGGGTGATACTCTTGCAAGGACTTGTAGTCTCCTAGACGAAAGTGCATACTAATTAAATTGTCAAAATTATGCATATATTTATATTTTATGGTTGTTTTTTGATTATCTAATCGTATTAATCTGCATATGCTGTCAAAACTTGATTCAAAGTATTTATAGCTTTGAAAATACCCATGTAATTTTGTATTTTCATTTGGGACTGGAAGTTCTTGATAATTAAACTTGGTTTCTTTTATAACTTGCATTTTTGTAAGATTTAATGTGGTAAATTCTTTTAAAGAAAGTAAAAAAGAATTCCAATATGTTGCGCGTTTCCCTAAAAAATCCTTTTTCAGAAACTGAAATGCTTGTTTATATTTTATAGCATACGAAATAGTTGCAAAGATTTGAAATAATTGATTGCCCAATCCACCCATTAATTCGCAAGATATCATTTTTATGTTATAATACATTAGTATTTATTTTTATATTCTTTTTGAATTGAAAAATAAATGTATAATATAAGATGAGCATTACTGAAATTGTTGCGCTAAGTTGTGTAGAAATTATAGGAGATTTTGGATATAAACAGTTTGCAAATAATGGAGGAATTACGCCATTTGTAATAGGAACTATTGGATATATCGGTGTGATTTGCATGTTAATAATTGCGCTACAAAATTCTACTATTATGATGGTAAATGGTGCATGGGATGGAATTAGTGGTTTATTAGAAAGTGCCGCAGCTTATGCATTTTTAGGGGAAAGATTTCATCATCCATTGCAATATTTAGGGTCAATTTTAATTGCAGTTGGATTGTATTTTTTGAGGATACCATTAACAAAAAAAAAGGCCTTTGTTTTGCCAGAATTTTTTAAAAATCCGCATTAAACTCAAATACATCATCTGCCATTGTTTTTTCGGCTAGAGCGTAACTATCTACTCGTTTTTCAAAGAAATTTGTTTTGGATTCAAGTGAAATGAGTTCCATGAAATCAAACGGATTCAACACATTAAAAATCTTGTCGTATCCAAGTTGTAAGCACAATCTATCTGCTACAAATTGAATATATTGCGTCATTAATTGGGAATTCATTCCAATTAAACGGCACGGAAGAGCTTCGCAAATAAATTCGGTTTCAATATCAACTGCCTCTTTAATAATCTCGTGAATTCTAGCCTTTGTCATCTTCTTTTGAAGTTTGTTATACAATAATACAGCAAATTCGGTGTGCAATGCTTCATCACGAGATATAAGTTCATTTGAAAAAGTAAGCCCGGGCATTAATCCGCGTTTTTTCAACCAATAAATGCTACAAAATGCGCCTGAAAAAAAGATTCCTTCTACGCAAGCAAAAGCTACCAAGCGCGTTGCAAAACTACTGCGGTTATCATGTATCCATTTTTGAGCCCAGTCGGACTTCTTTTTAATGCAAGGAAAATTCTCTATAGCATTAAAGAGCTTGTGTTTTTCTTCCGTGTTTTTAATGTAAGACTCAATCAATAAACTGTACGTTTCATTATGAATATTCTCCATGGCAATTTGAAATCCGTAAAACGCTCTAGCCTCTGACAGTTGAACATCATTCATAAATCGTGCAGCCAAATTCTCCAGAACAATTCCATCGCTCGCTGCAAAAAACGCCAAAATCATAGAAATAAAATATCTCTCGTCTTGTTCAAGCGCTTCCCAATGAGTGAAATCTTTTGATAAATCAATTTCTTCGGCTCGCCAAAAACAATCCACTTGCTTTTTATACATTTTCCATATATCTTGGTCCTTAATTGGGAACATTACAAACCTATTATCGTCTGGTGCTAGTAGAGGGTCTAAACTGTTCTTTGACATCCTAAATAATATATAGTGAAGATTTTATATTTTAATCGTTAAGTATTTATTTTAAGTATTTTAAGTATTTTAGAACAGTTTATAAAATTAAAATACATTTATAGTCTAAGTATGGATGTATATCAATTAACTTTAGCTGACAGAGACAATTATTTGACTCAAATAGAAGGGCAAATACAAGCAAAACGCAAATTATTACTTGATAGACGAAAATCTTTAGAAGGTGCAATAACCGAAAACCACTTTTTAGAAGGTGTAAAGAATGATTATCAAAAATATCACAATTATATTGTGAAACAAAATCAGGATCAAATGCGGGCAATGAATCTGTTAAATCAATATATAGGAGATATAATGGTAAGTGGAAAATTAACTGAGAAGGATATTCACAAGACAAAGGTGGAACAAAATGAGATTCTTAGAGAGATGGATAAAATAAAACACAATTTAGACGAAATAATTCAATAATAATCAAAATAATTTAATTATATGCGTAATATATATATTAATATGGCAGCACCAGAATGTTTTCCTGCAGACCAAATGAATAGATTACGAGGTTTCACGCAAAGATTAACGCAATTAAAAGACAGCGTTGTTGCTGAAAAAACCGCAAACGAAGCTTTTTTAGTTGCTATAAGAGCAAGAATTCAATCAATGAATACTAAAGTAGCAAATATTAATCAAAGAATTGCACAGATTAATGGTCAAGTCGCTGACAAGCAAAGAACAATTGATCAATTAACTCGTGAGAGAGATCAAGCTACTAATCAGTTACAAGAATTACAAAGAAATTTAGAAGCAGCAAATGCGGCCAAGGCTGCTGCTGATGCACGAGTTACTGAATTGGAAAATCAAGCACGCGCATCTGCCGAAGCCACAGTAACTTTGACTCAGGAGCGAGACCAAGCAAGACAACAATTAGAAACGGCAAATGCTTTGGTACAAAAATGTCAACAAGACAGAGATCAAATAATTGAAATGATTAATACGATTGATACAGCAATTGGAGAAAATAATGCTGCTGTAACAGCATTAAATCAGACAGCAACGGCGACAAATCAAGCAATTAATGATGAATTGCAAGCTTTAGAAGCAGAATTAGACCGCGCTATTGCTGGTATTCCTCCTGCTCCTCCTAATCCTCCTAATGGTCCTCCTAATGGTCCTCCTAATCCTCCTGGCCCTCCTGGCCCTCCTAATCCTCCTGGCCTTGGTGGTCCTCCTAATGGTCCTCCTAATGGTCCTCCTAATGGTCCTCCTAATGGTCCTCCTAATGGTCCTCCTAATGGTCCTCCTAATGGTCCTCCTAATCCTTCTGGCCCTCCTAATCC